TTTTAGGAGACTTTTTTTGGATTTAAAAGACGATCTAGGTTCAATAGTATCAAATAGATTTTGTAGTAATGATATATCATCTTCTATAAACTTTTTATCTGTTATAAACTTTTTATCTTTTATATCGTCTGTTGTAACTAACAAATCTTTCATACCTTTGACTTCCTCGTTTGTCAAATATATAAATTTTGATAGTGCAAATGAAGAAAAAAATCTAATCAAATATTTTTCCTCGGACAGATTTTTTAGAATCAATTCTTTTAATTGTTTGAGCGTTGGCATTCCATTATGATAGTCTTCTTTTGGAATCATCTGTAGATTAATATATATCGGATTAATGTATGCTGTTTTATTATTTAATGTTCCGTAATAAACAAATTTTTTAGCTTTTTGTGGTACAAATACAACTTCATCGCCATCATCATCAGATACAGGCATTTTACTTTCACTATCACTCTCACTGTCACTATCACTACTTCTGTAACTTTCACTGTCACTGTCACTATCACTATCACTATTACTTGTGTCAGAATCTGACGTGGTCCACCCTCCTTTTTCAAGTTTTTGTTTTTTATGTCCACTAGCAGCTACGCTAACACGAGGTGGTTCTTCTTCCACAGATTGAAGAAGTGGTGTTGCAGAAGCGTTTTTTTTAACTTGTGGAGAAGGTGATAATATTTTCGAAGGATTACCTGGAACAATAGTCGTATGTATAGAGTTCTCAAGCACTTTCTTTTTTTGATATGTATCAACAGGTTTCATTGTACATATACCAAAAACACCACGGTCTTGTTTTTCGAAAGAAGATGCTTGTCCACTACCTGTTATTTTTTCATCTTTTTTTAGATTCCAGTTATCAACATTTGCTCCCCATACATTTATATACTCATCTGAGGGATCACGAGTGACATTAAAAACACTCGTACCCTTATTTTTAAAAATTTGTCCAACATTTCCAAATGTGATGCGATCTCCATATTTTTCTATTAAATATTTGATATATTTATCTAAATTTTCTTGCATATCTAGATAGTCTTTCATACCTTGAGTTTTATATTTTTCGTTCACATCTTTTATATCTTTTACACTTTTATATTCTTCTTCCGTATCTGTAATCCACGAATTAATTGCAATTCCTGTTCCTAAATCGTGTAGTTTTCTTGATTTTTCATCTTTTGCAATAATAATATTAGTTTGTGGTCGGTTTTGTAATATCAAATCCAACTCATGAAAGCGTTTGCATTGATGATATAAGACGGCATTAAGAGGTGATAATTTTTCTATATCTGATTGGCTAAGATTCTTACTGCACCGACTAAAAATATCTTCTTCCACCGGACCTATTGTAAAACCTCCCTTTGTAAAACCTCCTGTTGGTGCGCCTTTCTTTGTCATATGCTCACTAGTTTTAGTATGCATCAGGGTTTTACTTACAACACTAGTTCTGGGGTTACTTGGAGAGGCTGATGATGCAGCATGTGAAATATTTCCGCTAGGTGTTGCCAATCTACTTTCTCCACCAGGTGTCTCTACTGTTTCTGTTAGATTATCTTCTGATATTCTAAATGTTCTTAAAATATTAGATGTACCGTAACATTCTTCACTAAAACGAATTTTATAGGGTTTTAATGGCTTCGTTAATGGCTTTTCTGGTGGACAATTATTTATTTTATATATTTTTCCATTACAATGCAATTCTACATAAATGCCTTTTTTACATAAAAAATACATTAAAAAAAACGGATTTTTATCCCTGTCTTTTATCATTATTTTATCAAAGTTTGGTATTACTCTATTCAAGCCATCTAAAAAAGCTTGAATTCGTTTCAACGGGTCAACAGGGTTCTTCAACGGGTCACTAATAAATTTAAAATCGTCAATTTTCTTAACAATTTTTTGTTTCAACGTGTACTTGTCCTCTCTCTTTCTTTCTCTTTCTTTCTCTCTCTTTAATTCCACTTTTGGGTTTTTATTAAAAATAAGGCTAAATAAAACTATTATAATTTCAAAAATATGTTTTGAAGGATATAATGTAATTTCAGATACAAAGGCCTTAAATTTTTCTTCAAATAGCTTACAGTCCTCTTGATATAAAACGGTTAATTCAGTAAAAAATGATTTATAATCAGAATTTCCATTTTTGTATGATGGATAGTCTATTAAAAATATATCCAAGTCTTCTAACTCAAGCGAACCGTCAAGAATGTGTTCGCGTTTTTTCTCTGACTTAGATATATCCAAAACATCCGGATTAGCTAAGGACTTTGGTTTTACAGCCTCCAAGCCAGATACAACCGAAACGTCCGGATTAGCTAAGGGACTGGGGTTTACATCCTCCAAGTCAGATACAACTTTTAGAACAGATTTAGATTCTTCTATATTAGATTTCTTTAAAAATTCATCAACTTTCTGTTTGATAGAGGATTTTTTATCTTCTAATTCTTTTAAAATTTGACGATGGGTTTTATCTTTTATAATAGATATTATCTTTGTAGATATTACGTCAAATAAAATTAATGTCTCAAAATCAATAATGTCTCCTCTGTCAAAATAATCATTAAAAAGTTTAAATAATTCTGATAAATATGATTGAAACTTTTCATTATCTTCACATTTTCCATATGCAGCTATGTGAGAAATTACGTTTTTAAGGATATTATCATATTCCTTTACATCAATATATGTAGAAATTATACTAGTTAAAGTGATTGGTAAGTTTTTTGATAATTTATCAAGAGTCTCTTTACCAATATTTCGAGTTCTACTATAGTATGTATCAAACAAATCTTCATAATGTTTATATGTTTTTTTTATAATATCCTCGTGCTTTTCATCACCATCAATTTTTAACTCGGCCTCTTTAGTAGGAGGGTGTGTAAAAAATTTTGATTTAATCTCATATAAAACTTTAGTCTTTGTTTTAGTCTTTGTTTTACTTTTTGTTTTACTCTTTGTTTTATTCTTTTTTTTAGTCTTAGTTTTACTCTTTGTTTTACTAAATTTGCGAATACTTTTGCTTTTTTTGTGTTTTAATTTTTTAAAAGCAGGTTTATAGCCAGCTTGAAGAATATGTATTAAATATAATACAAGGGTATCCAAAAATAATTGGTATGGTGTATAAACATTTTCTGGGTGTCTTGGATCTTGCTTACCATACATTGACGATTTTTCAAAAAAATCTCTTTTTGCACTAGTATAGTCTAGATCTAGGTCTAGGTCTAGCTCTAGCATATCTTTTTTTGAATGTTTATTTTTATAATCTCTATAAACATCTTCAAATGCTGTTTGGCCTTTAAAAACATTGTTTATTTCACGTATATAAAATTCTATAATATGTTGAATAAGTGGTGGTATATCCTCTGTAATAGTTTCTTTACCATTCAAAGGTGTTGTTAAAATATAATAAAAAAATTGTTTATCCTTCGTAGAGTCTGATCGAGCATCATATTTTTTTTCAGTTGTTTTAAATTTTAAATACCTATCATTTTTTAATCTGTGTATATAAGTTGGAATTGTACGTGAAGATTCTTCTGTATATATTGACTTTAAATTTAAATTTGTTTTTACAAGAACATCTGTGTCTGATTCTGTATCAGATTTATAAACATAAATGGCCTCTTTGCTCATTTATATAAAATACTTTTAAATTTTTTCCAACAATTTTTGTGCAATGTTAATATAATCTTCTGATACCAAAATAAGGTTGTACGCATATGTATTAATATACAATAAAGGTATACCTTCTTTCATAAAGTGCCCGCTAATATAGTTTACAATACCAATATGGTCGATACCTGGAATGTCTTCGTGGATATTAATTGCTGTATACTCTCTTGGGTCAAACACGATTGAATTTTGCTCAAATAGTGAATCATCGTTACCTCTATACTTGTACACTGTAATTTCAGGATCTGGCAAGCGAATATTGGTTTGGCACATAATATTACAGCTGTGGATGGGGTGAGTCAGTTTGTATATTTTTACTTTATCGGGCAAGACGGTGATAGATAAACGGGGCTGCATATGTTGTCCTTTTATTTTATTCAATTTAATTGTTAAATTGAATTAGGACGGAGCGGGGCGGGGATCAGCCCCCGCGCGGCTGTTTAGTCGTTTTTCTTGTAACACTTTGTAACACTTTCTTCGTAACACTTCGTAACACTTTCTTCGTAACACTTTGTCATATTTTAAAAGATGCTTTTTTGGTGCCGCTTTTTTTAAAAGGGGCTAAAAGCGGCTAAAAGGGGGCCTAGTATGGTCGTGTGATGCCTGCAGAGCACATTGCCGATGCGTACGGGTTCATTTGCGTGGCGTATGCGGTTTTAAACGTAGTTGCGCCATCACATTGGTACATTGTCTTGGGGTTAAGAGGATCGTGAGCGGGTGCATAACTGGCACCTCCAAAATTGCTCAACAATACTGTTTTTACAGGCGTAGGTGTATTCGAGAATGGCGCGCCATTTTTCAAGCCACAAAGATTACCTAATGGAACATATGACATTTATTAAATATATAAAATTTAAAAAAAAGATAATTAATTTAAAATGGACGATGATATCATTCCGAGAATTAAATTCATTGGCAAGATTCAAAAAGGCGAAAAAATGAATGTTAAACATATGCAAGTGCTTCCAGATAGCATTATCACTAAAATAATCCGAAGTTTTGTGCACACGGACACGCGTGCCAATACGTTTACGTTTATCAGTACATCTACCAAAAAAGGGTTTGATATTCTTGCAATGCATCTTGACAATAATCGTCAGTTTGATAGGACGCTTTGTCAAAACCTGATTGCCGATTTGCGCCAGTGCAAGGCAGGTATGCAAAATGTAAAGGACACGTATATCGAGGATTTGATGTTTTGTTGCAAGATGGACGCGTTGATGGAAGAGACGGAGGCGCGTATACACGATATCGAGTCAAAATATGCGTTTTTAAAGAACGCGATGCCAGCCGCTGCGATGGCGATGGCGATGGCAGAAGAGCCACGACCAATGTACGTGAAAGAAGTGAAAGAAGCGAAAGAAGCGAAAGAAGTGAAGGAAGCGAAAGAAGCGAAAGAAAAAGACAAACAAAAATAAATTTAGGGTATACTTCTACTTGGTTAAATTAAATAAAAATGAATTTAATAATTAAAAAATTCATTTTAATAAAAATGACAACAAAGGATTATTGTTATTCTATTTTGCTGAAGGATGTGAAAGACGTGAAAGACGGGAAGGATGTAAACCCGGATGTCATTCGAGATCATTTGGAAGCACTTTTTCGTAATAAAAAATTTAAAGACGATGCATTTGCGCCATCTGAAAAACTGCCTATTGATATAGGCGTTGCAACCCAATGGAAAACCAAAAAATCTGTATGTTTAGATATCAAAACGCGTGCCAAACCAGTGCGTGCACGCATCCAACGTCTTTTGCGCGCATTTGGAGACGCTGATCTTGTTATTAATGCCGATATGCGTCTGGTTAAACCGGTTGTTAATGCAGACGCTTGCGATTTTGATAGATTTAAACAAGCCAAGGGAGCTGTTAGATGGAATACACTTGAACACAATGGGCCTTATTTTAAGCACTTGTATGAGCCGTTGCCAGACCCACTGGGCGTGGGCATCATTTACGATGGACAAAAATACGCACTGTCACGAGCAGAAGAAGACGCTGCTTCTTTTTATGCCAAACGTATTATTACAGAAGAAAAAAGCGTTAAAAAGTATTTGGACAAAAAGGAGTTTAATGATAATTTTTTCAAGGATTTCAAGACGTATTTTACAGCAGATCATAAAAAGATTTTTAAAGATTTTAAAAAGTTTAATTTTACGCCACTTGTCAAACGTTTAAAAGAAATTAAAGAACAAAAAGAGGCAGAAAAACGCGAAAAACGTGAAGAAAAAGAGCGTTTAAAGAAGGAGAGGGAGAAAGCGAAAAAGGGTAAAAAGGGAGATAAAGCCGACGAGGAAGATCCGGCAAAGAAGCGCGAACGTATTGAAAAGCTTGAAAAGAAACTTAATTTTTCATTTGCATATGTCAATGGTGTTAAAAAAGATATTCGCAATTCGGCGGTTGAATTGCCTGGTCTTTATGTTGGGTCTGGCAATGTTATGACCAATAAAGGCAAAATAAAGCAACTGTACTATCCAAAAGATGTAACAATCAATGTAACAGACAAGAAAAGCGTTCCAGTGCCACCGGCAGGGCATAAATGGGGTGCTGTCGTACATGATAAAACTGCCAATTGGACGGCGCGATATACTGATAAAACAACAGGCAAAAACAAGTATATTTTGTTGGCCGAGACGGGCGATTTGCTTAAATTTGAAAAAGCGCGAAAATTAAATCATTTTATTGATGTGGTGGATAATCATATTGAGAGATTATTAAAAAGCAAATCGGTCAAAGATAATCAAATTGGGTGTGCCTTGTATCTTATAAAAGAATACGGGATTCGTGTAGGCAACGAATGCGAGGACGACCAATGCGATAGTGCTGAAAAGGTTGTGGGTGCAACGACATTGATGGTACAAAATGTGACGTGCAATATGGACCCGGATACAGGGCTTTATCATCTAGACTTGTCATTTAAAGGAAAAGATTCGGTCTCATATGATAATACATTGGATGTTAGCAAAAGTGTGTACGATCATATGGTAAAGTATACCAAAAAATCCAAAAAACCGGATGACAACGTGTTTGATGAAATTACGTCTGGTGATGTTAATAAATATTTAAAATCCATTGATAAGGATTTTTCAGCAAAGGTGTTTCGTACGCGATTGGCAAGCAGTATGATGTACGAGGGTTTAAAAGAGTTAGACATCGATGACGATGCGACGGAAGAGGAAAAAATTGCGGGGTTTAATGATGTAAATCGACGTGTGGCTATAAAACTAAATCACAAAAAAGGACTTACAGATGCGGCAAAAGAAAAACTAAAAAAAGATCAAGAAAAAATTAATGAATTAAAGAAGAAAATGAAGGCTGAAGACAATAAAACAAAAAAAGAAAAACTTAAAGCAGAAATAAAGAAAAAAGAAGCCGATTTAAGTGAACGTGACAAGTCAAAGGAGATTGCGCTGGATACGTCTAAAAAAAATTATATAGATCCGCGTATTGTGAAGGCGTGGGCTGAATATGTTAATTTGGGAGGATGCAATGACGAGGTAGAGGAAGAGGAGGAGGAAGAAGATGAGGAAGAAGAAAAAGTTATAAGACATTGTGTTGACAAGGTTTATACAAAGGCGCATATGAAACATTTTAGATGGGCTATTGAGGATACAGCATTTGATGAAGATTGGGATTATTCAGACACGCAATTAGATTGTATGGTTGGGGATGAATTACAACCTGATGCTGCCAATCCAGAAAAGAAACCCGAAAAGAAACCAGAAAAGAAAACTGAAAAGAAAACAGAAAAGAAAACTAAAAAAACTCCGGAGAAGGAAGAAAATATAAAGGAAAAGCTAAAGGGTTTAAAAAAAATAAATAAAGATTCATCGCATTTTGTGAAATGCGTAAATAAAATCTCAAAAGAGTTTGACGAAACTACATCTACTGTAGAACAAGAATTTGATAAGCTAAGAGAAATAGCAATTTAAAATTGAAATCGAAATTTAATAATTTAAAATTATTAAATGAAAACAATGGCGGATTTCCATTTATACGATTTTATAAGTAAAATTAAAAGAGATCATGTTATCACATTAACCACAGATCAGTATGAGCAGACAGAAGATGCATTTGTAGATGTAAACGTGAATTTGGAACTACTTTCACACTATACAAATTTTTTCAAAGAAAAGAACGGTTTATTTGAAGACAGTCTGTATTCTATTCCATTTTCTACCCATATTGTAGTTGAGATGTTTGAGCATATTCATACATTATTTACATCACTTCAGTATACAAATGAAAATTTATTTAAATTACTAAACGCCTTTGATTATTTTTGTATAGATGTAGAGTCTGTATATACTCACATATTTTCTAAAAATATTTATACAGATAAAATGCTTCAAATATGGGCAAAAGATGCTTTATCTACTCCATCCGAATTATCACTTAAATTTATCAATCAATTATATGACAAGCATTTTGATATATACAGTAATTTTTATCCCACACCTTCTAAAGAAATACTTCTTTTTATGTTGAAAAAAAAATGGAAAATAAAGCATATAGATAAGGAACAATTTCTTAAACGGTCTTCAATACTTGAAACGTGTTTATTTGATTTTATTATGCATTACATCAATAGACAAAGTAAAAATTGGGAAAGAGAGTATAAAGAAGAAAACAAAGAAGACAATAATAAAAAATTTGAATTAAGTGAAATTGAACAACGCGAACGCGATGTGGATTTTTTAGAATTATGGAAATATATTTATCCGTGCTTACTTTCTAAAGACGTGCTTTTAGCATTTTCAAATACACGATATGCAAAGTTGGTAATGGAGCAATTGCAACTACTTATTTATCAAAAATTATATATTTTTTCCAATGTCCCTACCATTGATGAAAGCCGTTTTTGTATTGAATCACCGCATTTATCTGTATCAGAACTAACAGAATTATCAATTGGAGATCAAATACAGGCAATGGATTGTAAACATAAATGGTATAATGCAACTGTAGTTGAGATTAATGAGACAGAACTAACAGTACATTTTCACGGATTTACAGACCGTTACAATGAAAGCATCAGGAAAACAGAGACATGGAGATTTTTAAATTTTTCAACATTATGCCTCAAGGGCATATGTCCTTGTAAAGAATGTATTACAAAGATTTTTGATCATAAAAATAATATTATTGTATTTTGAGTGGTTATAAAAAATTGTTATTGATTTTTATTTAATACGATAATAAATGGCAAGTAAACAGGCAAAAAATTTATCTAAATCATTTGCATTTGTATTACTTTTATGCTTATCGTTATTTGTAATGTATATTCTTTATACTAAAAAAAATTGCCCAACTTGTGATTGCAGAGGAGCATAAAAAGTGATCTATTCCTATTCCTTTTCCTTGTAATCATGTAGTATTTCATAGAGCATTTCATTTTGTTTTTTTTCATAGAGAATGCCTTCTGTATCAAAACAATACGATAATATATGATATATGGTATCATACAGAGTCATTTATTAATTTAAATTTATAAATTTAAATTAAATTAAACAGCACTCAAATTTCTAATAAGTCTAATATATCTTACAACATCTTTAATATTAACTCCCATTTCTTCATTTTCAATATATTCGGATATTACACTTTGTAATTGTTTATCTTTTTTACCTGTTGCTATAAAATAATAAGCAAGTATAAATGCCTTTGGATTTTTGTATTCAATTTTTTTAATGTTTTCTAATAAATTAGCGATAACAGATGGACGTATAGTTTGTTTAAAATTTTCATTAATATATTGATTAGCAATTTTACGAAATCGTTCTTCACCGGTTAGGTTTGCCATCATTTTGCGCTTATTTTTTGGATCTAAATCAAAACCAGCGGCTATGTCTAAATCGTTTGCTTCGCCTATATGTTCAAATTGTTTAAATGTAGGAACTTGGTCGTATTCGTCTTCAAGATAAGATTCATCACCGTCGTCGTTATCGCTATCACTATCACTTTTATCACCCTTTTTGTCACCCTTTTTGTTACCTTTTTTATCACCTTTTTCTTCCTCATCTTCTTCTTCATCGTCGTTGTCTTCATCATCTTCATCGTCGTCATCTTTATCACTATTTTTTTCACTTTCTTTATCATATTCAACCATTGTCATTTCATAAATATCAGAATCGTCATCAGAATCAGATTTGGACATTTTTATTTAATATAAAATATAACCTATTTAAAATTAAATATTATTATAAAAAAGAATATGGCATCCACAATTGATAATTCTTCCGTTTTAATCTTTAAAGCTATTACAACATTTATTAATGATTTGCATACAGAGTTTGGTGCAAAATACAAAAGCATTTCATTATACCATCGTTTGCTAGAAAAAACGGGCATTATGCATACAGGCCCTGTATTAAAACATATCGATTGTTTTCGCTCTTTTTTTGAAAAAAATAAGGAAGCAATGGAGACACAAGATATGAAAAAGTTTGTTGACCCCAAGATTAGTTACAGCGAACGTGTGTATGTAGATATGGAAAATGTATTGAGACATTCTGACAAGGAATCGGCATCAATTATTTGGAAGCATCTGTTAACCATTTGGGGTGTAATTGACCCGACAAGTCAGGCCAAACAAACGCTTCGTGATATGATGAAAAATGGAGAAGAAAATAAGGAAGCAAATTTTTTAAGTAATATTATCGAAAAAGTTGAACAATCTGTAGATCCTTCAAAGATGAATGCAGGCAATCCAATGGAAATGGTACAGGGATTAATGCAGTCTGGCGTGTTTAATGACTTGATTAGTGGAATGCAAGGAGGGCTTTCTGATGGCTCTTTAGATATGAACAAATTATTGGGAAGTGTACAGGGAATGATGACAAAGTTATCTCCTGATGGCCAAGTGCCACCCGAAATTTCAAATATGATGAGTATGATGGGGCCAATGCTGAGCAAAATGGGTGAAAAACGATAAGATAAGATAAAAATAACGATAAAAATAACGATAAAAATAACGATAAAAATAACGATAATATAAAAAGATAAAAATAACGATAATATAAAACAAAAATGTGTATACACATTTTTGTCAATAATAATTTATATAAAATAAATGGGGGCAAAACAATCAAATGTATTATACACAAATGATACCATTGTAATTAATAATAAAAAGTATACTGTTTTAAAAAAAAGCGGAGAAGGAACATACGGAAAAGTATATGCTGTAAAACGTAATTCCGATGGAATGAAATTTATTGTTAAAATAATTGTAAATGATCCATACGGTAAAAACGAACTTGATATTATGAAACTTTTATCGTATTACCCAAAATGCGCGCCATATATTGTTTGTTTAAATGAATCTGAAATTACCAAAGATTATATTTATCTATTGATGGAATACGAAATGGGCAGTGATATGTTTGATTATTTGTATAATTATGAAAAAACTGACTATCATACTCCTCCTCATAAAGACTTTGACACATTTAATAAATGGTTTCGCCAAGCTATTACGGGGTTGTGTTACATGCATAAACTTGGTGTAATTCATCGAGATATAAAGCCTAATAATATATTAATAGATCTAAAAAGAAATTTAAAATTTATTGATTTTGGTGTATCTGTACTGTATGAAAAAGGTAAACTTGTAAACACAAATGTAGGCACAGAATGCTTTACAGAACCCGAATTAAAAAATGGTTGTTTTTATACAGATATATATGCTCTTGGAATTACATTTACGCTTGTATTAAATCCGTATGTGTATGATAAGGAATTATGTGATACACTTGTGGTTTCCAAAGCAATTGATTCTATTCAATTTCCTGAAAAATACAAGTATTATAAACTGATTTTACACGAAATGACAAAAATCACCGAAAATCGACCAAGTGCACAAGAAATTCTTGACTATATTAATTCTGATGGGACAAAGCCGCTTGTGATTGAGGATTACAAAAATTGTTTAGACGTTGATGATGAAAAAGAGTTGGTATTAAAAGAAATTACTGGATTAAAAAAGAAAATTAAAAAAGATGAAAATAAAAAGAAAAATAAAAAGAAGAAATAAAATAAAAAGAAGAAAGAAAAGAAAGAAAAGAAAGAAAAGAAAAGAAATAAAAATAAAAATAAAAATAAAAATAAAAATAAAAATAAAAATAAAAATAAAAATAAATGATCAAAAAAGAGGATAAAAAAGTATATGCAGAAATTGAAAAAGATGTTATTTTATTACAGGAAAGTATGGCTATTTTGCATAATATGATTGAAACACAACAAGATCACCTTGATACAATAGAAGATATGATACACCATACCAAACAAGAATGCAAGCAAGGTAGCACGGATTTAGTTATTTCTACAGAAACACAACAAGAGACAAGTTATATAAACTATATTGCAGGAGGACTGTTTACACTTTTTATTTATATTTTGCTGTAAATAGGTTTGGCTTTTCAAAATAAATTTATTTTTATAAATTTATATTATCTACAGCTACTGGGTGCAACTTTTTGTATACCTTTTGGTGCCACTTTTGGGCTGTTTTTGGTGCCGCTTTTTCAAAAAAGCGGCTTAACGCCCGCTGCTTCCAAAGCCACCGCTTCCACGCTCGCTTTCACTTAATGCATGTGTATCATTTTCAAACACATCAACACGCACGTAAGGTTTTACTACCAACTGTGCAATGCGATCACCAGCATTAAAAACATACGGCTCATTGCCCAAATTAAAAAGAAGGACACCTACATTACCTCTGTAATCCTCATCAATGACACCTGCACCAATATGAATCCCATTTTTAAGGGCCAAGCCACTACGCGGTAAAATGTGCCCAAATGTCCCTTGTGGCAACTCGATGGCAATATCAAGTTTTACAAGCAGGCGTTGGCCTGGCTCAACTACGCCGCTGGTTGGCGTGTATAGATCAAGACCAGCGGCATAAGAAGAACCACGTTTTGGAATGATGGCAATAGTGGATAATTTTGAAACAATAAGAGTGGGAATTTGTTCTGACATCTTTAATACTTCTTTACTGGTTTAAATAAGTATTTAATAATTTTTTAGAAGTATAATAAAGAAAAAAATATAATATAAAATGGAAAAAATTGACAATTTTGTAATTTTTTTTAGTAAATCTATTGTTTTATTGAAAAAGTATAAGGAGACAAATCAAAAGAAATACACTCACATTTTTCAGAAACTAATGCAGGTTTTATTGAAACGTAAAAAATTTGCAATGGATCAAGATCTTTGGGAAGAGTTGTATTATTACAGCATTTATCTGTATTCATATGAAAAAAAGATACATTCTATTCCAGTCACATTTGTGACCAAACACAATGAAATTTTAGCATTTTATATGAAACAGCGTATTCATCGATTATCCTACACCATCTTGCGTTTTGACACACATAGCGATTTAAATGGCATCAAGCATTCTTTAAAACTGCCTCAGCTTTATAAACGTTATCTTGACACAAAAGATGTCTCCTGTATTGATAAGGCACAAAAAATCGTGTGGGATATTGGGGCGGCAAAAAGCGGTGTTTTATTAACAACAGGACTTAAGGATGTTGTATGGGGGATGCCGAAATGGATTCCTGAGCGTCAATGTGGAGTGCCGTTTTTTATAAAGAAAACTAAAACTCAGTATAAATTAGTCACAACAATGGTTGACGGATGTGACACGGATTTTTCATATAGTAAAAATAAATATGATGCAGAGACAAAAACGTATACAAAATTACAGACAGGCAAGTGGACTAAAAAAACAGTACAAAAAATCCGCGAGCAGATTGAAAAGAATGGCGATACATACATTCTTGATATTGATTTGGATTATTTTATATGCAATGGGTCAAAATCGACTCATTCATACAAGGAACTGTACAATGATTTACAATCACACGGAAGAACTGAAAAAATTATATTTAATCAGGACACTCCTCGAAATACATTAGAAAAAAGTTCACAGTTAACATATTACCAGCGCCAGCTTGATCGTGAAATTAAAAAAGTAAACCGACGTATTTATTTATTTTTAAAGTTATTAAAAGCAGTAAAATATAAACCGTGTTTGATTAGTATTTGTGATTCTACTAATATTTTATTTCAAGAGTGTACAGGATGTAATACGATTGGCAATGGATATGTACCGACGCATCTGGCATTGTATGTTCATCAGAAAATTGTAGATGGATTAAAAAATATACTTTAATAATAAAATGAATAATAATGAAACCATTATTAAATCATTTGGTACTATTTTAAACGATAATCGTCATGTTCGTTTACAAGCAAGTAAATACAATCAAATTCAGAAAAAAACAACAGAATTACAAACTTTTCCAACTGAACTTAATCCAATCAAGCAATGGGCTAATTTATTGCAATCTGTAAAAAACCAAGGCGCGTGTGGCTGTTGTTTTGCAATGGCCACAGCCGGTGCGCTTGGTGACCGGTTAACCATAATGACTCTTGCACAATTTGCAGTTGAATTATCTCCTTATCAAATGATAATGTGTCAGGATGCGATCAGTACAGAAACACGCGATCCTGAATATTTACAAGAAATCAATAATTTAGCTCATTCGGCTGGTGCGTGCAATGGTAACAGTTTATACAATGCAATGGATTTTATGTATACGTGTGGGTTAACAACAGAACGATGTGTCAATGAAGGAGAATTTGAAAAGTACAAGATTAAACATTTGGAGGACATTAAGGATGGCGACGAGGTGCCAATGTGTCAAGATGTGATTGGCAAAGATTATGATACGTGCTTGGATACAGAGACGGCGGCGCGTTTTTACAGAATTTGTGCCGGCTATAGCGTCGATTCACGACCAGAATCAATTAAACAAGAAATATATAAATGGGGTCCTGTTGCAAGTGGATTTATTGTATATGAAGATTTTATTCAATCGTATAATGGAACAACTATTTATATGGGCCCACCCTCCAATTCATCAAAGAAACTTGGAGGGCATTCTATCAAAATAATGGGATGGGGAACCGAAAATGGGGTAGACTATTGGTGGTGCTGTAATAGTTGGGGGGCAGGATGGGGCTTGAGTGGCTATTTCAAGATGAAAATTGGTATTATAGAATGTGAATTGGAAAAAAATGTGGTAGGGTTTATACCGGATTTGGTTGGATTTAAAAACAGTTATATTTTATACGATATTAAACTAGATCCAAAAGATGTGCTTTTGCGAAAAACATTTGGTGTTGATCAGGTAACAGGGTTTCGGTATACAGCCATTGACAAAATTAAAAAAGGCAAATTAAAAGGAAACTTGGATCAAGTGATTTGTAAGTATATTCCTGATTTTGAAAATATGATTGTGGGGGAAATGAGTCCAGAAGATGTTACAGCAGCTTATATAAAGCTTGCTCAATATCAAGGAAGCGATTCCAGTCTCAGTGGATTGTCTTTTTGGAACATATTATTTATATGCATAGGCGCTTTTTTATTGGGAGTATTTGCAAAGCGGCTTAATAAAAACAGAAAAGTGTCGAGGTTTTCATTAG